CAATAAGCTTTTAGTTTGGTATATAGCCTTAGAATGGTTGTGTACTAACTGAGAGTCTTTATGCCTCTTACTCCAAAACAAGAACGATTCTGCGATGAATACTTAGTCGATTTAAACGCGACTCAGGCTGCTATTCGTGCCGGGTATAGTAAAAAGACCGCTCCTGTTATTGGCTATGAAAACCTAATAAAACCTTATATTCAAGAACACATTCAAAAATTAAGAAGAGATCAGTCAGAGCGTACTGAGATTACGGCGGATTATGTTTTGACAAGCTTAAAAGCTGTTGCTGATAGGTGCATGACATCTGAGGCCGTTATGATTAGGGATGGAAGTGAGTTGATTGAATCGGGTGAATATAAGTTTGATTCATCTGGCGCAAACAAGGCGCTTGAATTACTCGGAAAGCATTTAGCATTATTCACCGACAACTTTAATCACAAGGGTGAGATAAGTTTAATTGATGCAATAAAAAAAGCCAATGAACAGGACTGAGGCTGAACAGATTGCTAAGATATGGCGATCCTATCAAAATAATTGGAATGGGTTTGCACATGACATACTCAGGGTTAGACTTGATAGCGAACAACAGACCATCCTTGATGCAATACAGGAGAATCCAAGAGTGAGTGTTTCAAGTGGACACGCAAGGGGAAAGGATTACATTGGTGCAGTAGCGTCTTTATGTTTTTTGTACTTGCTCTATCCATCCAAGGTAATCAGTACAGCTCCAACGGGCCGCCAGGTTGTCTCAATTATGATGTCGGAAACAGCGAAGATTCATAAAAACGCTTCGATCCCGTTACCTGGGAAAGTTTTATCTGAAAAGATTCTTATACCCAATGAACCAGATTGGTTTCTTCAGGGCTTTAAAGCAGGCGACAAATCAACAGAATCGTGGACAGGTTACCATAGCCCTAATGTCATGGTAGTCGCAACTGAAGCGTCTGGGTTAGCGCAAGAAACATTCGATGCAATCGAGGGGATATTAACAGGGCATTCAAGGCTGTTAATAATCTTCAATCCAAACAGGACAACAGGGGAAGCGTACAAGAGTGCAAAATCTCATCGGTATAAGTTTTTTAAATTGAGTTGCCTGACCGCCAAAAATGTTATTGAAAAGAAAATTATAATTCCTGGTCAAGTTGATTACCCATGGGTTAGAGATAAAATTGATATGTGGTGCGAGGAAATATCGAAAGAACAATTTGGTCAAGATGTATATGATTTTAAATTTGAGGGTAAGCACTATCGGCCCGGCGATCTGTTTGCTATAAAGGTACTTGGCGAATTCCCGCGAGAAGCGGAGGGTCAATTGATACCCTTGGCATGGGTGGAAAGATCAATCGCATTATGGAAGAAGTCCGAAAGGCCACAAGCTGATTGTAAATGGGGCGTTGATGTATCCGGTATGGGAAGAGATAAAACTGTGTATTTGCCCCGTTATGGTAACTACGTCGATAAGGCCCAAAGTGATTTAAAGTCAGATCATATGGCCATAGCCGGAAATGTGGTCAACCTGTTGAGACATGGCGGTGATGCGTATATTGATTCAATAGGTGAGGGTGCAGGTGTTCAGTCCAGGTTGAAAGAATTAGGGGTCAAAAGTAATGGGATCAAGTTCTCTAAATCTGGAAAAGGATTGAAAGATTATACAGGTCAAAGAACATTTGCCAATTTAAGGGCTTACTGTTGGTGGGCTATTAGAGACGCACTTGATCCAAAGAATGATTTTAACCTTGCGTTGCCAGATGATCCTTTTTTGGTTGAAGACTTGACAGAGCCACAATGGGAATATAGAAGCAATGGGGATATACTTATTGAGGATAAGGAAGAGATAAAAAAGCGGCTTGGAAGATCCCCGGACTATGGGGATGCGTTGGCTTTGACCTTTGCCCCAGATCGACGGCTCAAATATGATGGTGCGAGGTATTAAATGGGTTATATCACCGAACAAGACTTACTAAATTATAACCTTGCGGTCAATGCTCCGATGACTAAGGGCATGGTATTGAAAAACATTATCACAGAGGATGAGGCCAGCCAGGAAAAAGAGAATATGCTCAAGGGTGTTAATTATTACAAAGTAGAGAATGACATCCTTAATGAAGATTTCAGGGTATATTATGATCAATTCGGTATAGAGAGAACAGACAAGAACGCTGCTAACAATCGATTGCCCCACGGGTTTCATAGAAAGATGGTGATTGAGAAAGTGGCATATCTGCTGAAGAAAAAGCCCACAGTTAGTTATACCGACCCCAAAACAGACAAAGAGGTTGAGGAAAATGTAGGTGATGTTGAGGATCTACTTGGCAATGACTTTCATGATATTTTGCAGGATTGGTGTACGGGCGCATCAAATAAAGGGCGTGAATGGCTGCATGTGTTTCTGGATGGTGAGGCATTTGATTACGCTATTGTCCCAGCAGAGCAAATAATCGCTATCTATGAGACATCGCGACAGAAGAAACTTGTTTCGCTGATAAGGTATTATACTTTGACTGTGAACACCGCAGGAAAAGAGTCCAAGAAGTATTTCGCTGAATGGTGGTATCCAGATCATGTTGATTATTACGAGGAAGCCGCTGATGGTGGAGCTTTTACGATAGTAGAATCTAATCAACCGCATTTTGAGATATTTAATACAGCGGAACCGGACAAGGTAGAAAATGGAAGCTGGGGCCGCGTTCCATTTATTCAGCTAAAAAACAATTCAGATGCGTTGTCAGACCTTGCGCCGATAAAGGCGTTGGTTGATGGTTATGATATGGGTGAGTCATTATTTCAGAATGACCTTGACGACTTGCAAGAGGCCGGGCTTTTCGCATCCGGTGTTTCTGAGTCCCCACATGACCTGAGAGACAATTACAGGCAATCAAAGGTAATTGTTTCCCCGGACGCAGACGCGAACCTTCACCCGATGACAGTGGAAATCCCTTACGAGGCCCGGAACCGTGGATCTGAGACGCTAGCGGAGAACATCTACTCGTTTGGAATGGGGATCAACCCCAACAATGACAGTTTCGGAAATGATCCGTCAGGTGTGGCGTTGAAGTGGGAAACCATGCCGTTTGATTTGAAGGTGGGGCTTTTAGAAATTAAACTGATTCGAGCCTTAAATGAATTAATGTGGTTCACGTCTGAATTTTTGAACAGGACCGAGAGTAAGAACATCGATCCCAATGGATACGGGTTCGCGTTTAACAAAACTGTCATTGTGAACACAACAGAGCAGATAAGCAACGCCATCGCCTCAAATGGTTTCGTAAGCAAGACGACAGCACTTACTATGCACCCGGAAGTTTCTAACGTAGAAGACGAGTTAAACAGGATCAAAGAAGACAATAAACAATTAGAACTTATTCCGTTGGATGACGATGACAACGAATGAATTAAATAATCACATTGAAAAACTGTTCGGTCTGAGTGACCGGCAGATTGATTTATTCGGCGATGCCACGGATCTAAAGATGATCGAAGCACTCAAGAAAAGTATGGGGAATGTACAGGCGGAACTTGGGAAAAGATTCGTGAAGTTAGGTGATAAAATAACCCTTGCAGAGATGCGAAAATTCAACCGGCTTGAAGAGTTGGAAAAGGTTATCCGAGAAGAGATTATCCAACTTGGAAGAAACCTAAAGTCTGACATTACAGCAAATATCAAGTACGACCTTCAGGCCGGATACTATCACACAGGTTACATCATGGAAACGCCGCTGAATATAAATCTCGGATTCAAGGGACTCAATCCCGATTTGATCCGGGCCAATATACTGAATCCTTTGGACGCGATCAAGTGGCCCGATAGTCTCAGGGGCCATCTCACTGTTTTAAACGAACAGCTGAGGCGAGAAATAACAACCGGACTCATCCAGGGGAAAGGATTTGGAACCATAGCCAGGTCATTCAGAAACAAGTATGAAATGGCAGCATATAAAGCCGAACGGATCGTAAGAACGGAATCACAGAGGGCCAGGTCGATAGGTCGTAACCTTGGATTTGATCGATCTAAAGAGGCCGGCGAAACATTGGGAATGGGTGTTAAGCAAATATGGAATGCCGCACTTGATACACGGACAAGGTCGGAACATCGTGCGCTTGATGGAAAAAAGGCGAGTGATGAAGGGACGTGGCGGTTTTCAGACGGCGTTACCACACGAGGCCCGGCTTTGTCCGGCGTGGCAAGACATGATATCAATTGCAGATGCAGTACATTCACGCAGGTTGGCGAAGTTTCCCCTGAATTCAGACGTGACAACATGACAAAACAAGAAATACAATATGTCCCTTACGAACAGTGGGCAAAGGATAACAAGATAC